ACCAAGTTGGTGGTGAGAACATAACAAGATATTGGTATCGACAAAAATTAACAAAATCAAATCTTAATAATGAAACTTGGTTTTTCCTAAACCCAACAGGAAGCGATAGTGGAGTAGGTGCTCAGTTAATTGATTCTAATCAAGTAACTAATTTTATATCACCCAAATATTCAGATGCCTCATTAGCAACTTCTACAACTGAAGATTCAACGCCAGGATATTTGGCAGTATTGTATAAATCAAGTGCTGTAAGTCATAGTTTACAAACTGGTTCATTAGGTAGTGGTGATATTGTTTCTACTAATGATTATATATTTGATTATAAAACTGGTATTATTCAGTTTATGAATTCAGGTGTTGATCCAACAGATTCAGAATATCTTTACATAACTGCATATCAATATGTTGGAACAACATTAGAAACAGGACTCGAACTTGATGGTAGTGTTAGTGGTTCATCAACCTCGACTGGTTCTTTTGGTAATATTTTTATACCAGACAATGGTAAAATAGAAATTGGTGATTCAGCCGATTTACAACTTTATCACAATGGTAGTAATAGTTACATAAAGGATAACGGAACTGGTAATTTATTTTACAGAGGTGGAACTCAGACATTCCAAAACGCAGCTGGTTCAAAGACTATGATGGTTTTGAACGCCGCAAACTCTGTTGATTTACACTTTAATAATAATAAAAAATTAGAAACTACAAATGTCGGTGTAACCATTACTGGTAGTTTATATGTTAGTGGTTCAGTTGGTGGTAACGCAGGAGCAATATCAGCAAGTGGTGATATAGTAGCAGATGGTGACATTATAGCATATAACGCATCTGATAAAAATCTTAAAGATAATATACAAGTTATTAAAGGTTCATTGGATAAGATAGGTGATATTCGAGGTGTAGAATTTGATTGGAATGAGAAATCACCTGGATGGGCACGAGAAAGAGGACATGATGTTGGAGTTATAGCACAAGAAGTTCAGAAAGTAGTACCTGAAATAGTAACGGAAAGGGCAAATGGTTATTTGGGTGTTGATTACAAACGATTAGTACCATTATTGATTGAATCTATCAAAGAATTAAAAGAAGAAGTAGAAATTCTCAAGAAAAAAGTGAATTAGAAAAATCTACTTGATATATATATACTATAAGTGTATAAGTTATACAATAATAAACAAAGGAGAATAAGTTATGGCAGATACAAAGTTCACAGAAGAAGAGCTTAAATCGTTATCAGACTTACAAAGTGCATATCAACAAAAACAACTTCAATTTGGACAATTAAAAGTTCAAAAGTTGTTATTACAACAGCAATTAGAAGCCGTTGAACAATCAGAGGCACAATTAGAAGTTGATTACGCTGGAGTTCAAGAAAATGAACGAAAAATAGTCAAGGAGTTAAATGATAAATACGGACCTGGTAATTTAGATCCAGCTACGGGTGTTTTTACTCCATCAGAAACTACTGAATCTACAAATACTTAAATAAACTCCTATAAATCTATCGTTTGAGAAATTTAGGCGATATTTATATAAAATATTTTAAGTCCTTTTGGGGCAATAAGTTATTTGACTAAATAATATTAATAGGAGAAATAAAATGGCAGAAAGAATCGTAAGTCCGGGTGTATTTACGAGAGAGCGTGACCTATCATTTCTTCCTCAAGGAATAGCAGAAATTGGAGCAGCGATTGTAGGACCTACATTAAAAGGACCTGCTTTTGTACCTACAATAATTCGAAATTTTCCTGAATTCGAGGAAATGTTTGGTTCAACAGATAAGCGTTTTTACACACCTTACGCAGTAGAACAATATTTAAGGAGTGCTGGAACAGTAACGATAGTTCGTGTTCTTAACACATCTGGATATTCAGTAGACTCACTTGCAATTACAATTGGTTCGACAACCGCAGCCGCACACGCTAATGCGAGTGTTCACATTACATCTATGAATGATGGTGATACATTTACAATAGTAGGTACTGGTGGTACGAGTTACAATTTTGTTGCATCTGATACACCAGTTCCATCTGATGTGGATACTACCTTTTTCTTTAATGGTAGTTCTTCATTAGCAGCAACTGGAAGTACTGGTGTTGTTAATTTAGCAGCAAAAATAACAGCTGTTTCAAGTACAGTTGGTATGAGTGGTACTCGTTCAGCTGGTAACTTAGTACTAAGTGCATCTAATTCAGGTACAGGAGGTAATAGTTTTACATTTAAATCAGGTAGTACAACTACTACATTGAGTGGTGGTTCAGCCGCAGCAGGAGCAACAACTCTTGCAATATTAGCACCATCAAGAGGTGGAGCAAACGGAGTAGCTGATTTAGAAGGAAGTACAATTACTGGAAATTGGGCATCAGCTTCACTTGTGTTGAGTGGTAGTAATTGGGGAGCAAATAGTTTAACCTCAAGAACTTATACTTTTGGATTTCATACAGGAAGTACTTACGCAACATATATTGACGAAGTATTTAGTAGAGATGCACAAGTTGAAAAGTCTGGTCAGAATACAGTAGCAGCTTATTTGTATAAAAACTTCAAGTACCAACAGAGTGGTTTTTCTTGGGGAGCAACTGATGACTTGAGTGTTTCAGATGGTACACTTGGATTAGCAGTAACATACAATAACGCATGTACACCATACATACAATCACAATTAATTAGTGATTCGAGATATAGTTTGTTTAGGGTTAAATCTCGTTCACATGGTAGTGATGTAAATAATAAGTACAAACTCGCTATACTAAATATCAAGAAAGCTGGTTCAATAGCTGGTAGTGATTATGGTTCATTTTCACTTCAAGTTAGACAAACTGGATTAAATGACAATAACCTAACTAAAGATAATATCTTAGAACAATATGATGGATTGAATTTCGATCCTACAAGTCCTAATTACTTTGCAAGACGAATTGGTGATAGATATGTAACAATAGACGCTAATGGAAAACTCACTTACAATGGTGATTGGCCAAATATGTCTAAATACATCTATGTTTCTGATTTTTCAGCTATTGCAAATAATGAAGTACCTAAAGCTGTAGTTCCAATGGGACACGCAGCAATTCAAAATCCTTTTGGTAGTGATGATACTTCAGTTCCAACTTGGAAGATTAAATCCGACCAGTTGAATACTAATAGTGAGTTTGATAGTAATGTACTTTATGGACACGACTTCGATAACGCAGACGCAGAAGAATACTTAGCACCACTTAATAGTTTTGGAAATGGTTCGCATGTATCCATGAGTTTGGAAGATCAACTTGGACACGCTGACGCTTCAACACTTGGTGATACTTACTCAGATGCATCAGAGAAGATTACATTAACTCTTTCTCATATTAAACAGAGAAAGTTCGTTGTTCCATTTCAAGGTGGATTCGATAGTGTTAATCCAGCAGCACCTAAGTTTGTAGGTTCAGATATTGTCAATACCAATACACAAGGATTTGACATTTCAACCTCATCAACTGGTGGTACGGTAGCTTATAAGAAAGCAATTAACGCAATCAGTAATCCTGATGAGTTTGATATTAATATGTTGGTAACTCCTGGTGTAATTCACGGATTACATTCCAAGATTACTAATCACGCAATATCTAAATGTGAAGCTCGTGGTGATGCATTTTATGTAATGGATTGTACTAAATATGGTGATACGATAGCAACTGCAACATCAGCAGTATCGGCACTTGATAGTAATTACGCAGCAACATATTATCCTTGGGTAAAGATTGTAGATAGAAATACATCATTACCTGTATGGGTTCCGCCATCAGTTGTGTTACCTGGAATTATAGCATTTACAGATAAGGTAGCTCACGAATGGTTCGCACCAGCTGGTTTGAATCGTGGTGGATTGACAAGTGTGTTAGAAGCACAAACAAGATTGACTCATTCAGAAAGGGATGACCTTTACGAAGATAGAGTTAATCCAATCGCTTCTTTCCCAGGTCAAGGTGTGTGTGTATGGGGACAAAAAACCCTACAAGCCAGACCATCTGCACTTGATAGAATCAATGTAAGAAGATTGTTAATTAAACTCAAGAAGTTTATCGCATCTTCAAGTAGATACTTGGTCTTTGAACAAAATACCGCAGCAACGAGAAATCGTTTCTTAAACATAGTTAATCCGTTCTTAGAATCAGTACAAGCTAATAGTGGTTTGTCAGCATTCAGAGTTGTTATGGATGACACCAACAATACAGCTGATGTAGTAGATAGAAATCAGTTGGTTGGTCAAATCTTTATTCAACCTACACGGACAGCTGAGTTTATTGTATTGGACTTCATAGTACAACCAACAGGAGCAGCATTTCCTGAATAAGATTAATCAATAGATTAACTAAAACAAAAACCCCTCTTTTTTGAGGGGTTTTTTGTTGCCTTGTATATTTATATATGAAGATAGAATAAAACTTCTATAAAACTAAGAAAACTGAATGTGATGTTTTTTACAAAAACTGATATTTATAGATGAGAAAAAAATTTATTGGAGATTAAAAATGGCAGAATTATTAGATCCTTCTGAAATAATGTTTACACCGTTTGAACCGAAAACGAAAAATCGGTATATCATGTATATAGAAGGTATTCCAGCCTATCTTATTAAGACAGCAAATAGACCTTCAATTGCCTTTGAAACTATTGAACTTGACCACATCAATGTAAAGAGATATGTCAAAGGTAAAGGTGCATGGGAAGAATTAGAAATCACTTTATATGACCCGATTGTTCCAAGTGGAGCACAAGCAGTTATGGAATGGGTTAGATTAGGTCATGAGTCAGTTACGGGTAGAGATGGATATTCAGACTTTTACAAAAAAGATGTAACTATTAATGTTTTAGGACCCGTTGGTGATAAAGTAGAGGAATGGACACTTAAAGGTACATTCATAACCAATGCTAATTTTAATGACTTGGATTGGGCAAATACTACTGATCCTGCAGACATTACTCTTACATTGAGATACGATTACGCAATCTTACAATTCTAAATATTTTAATAAAAAGATAAGGAGTCAAATATGCAAGTCATAGCAGATAAGCAATGGTGGAAGTCAAAGACCATTTGGACATCAGTTGTCGCTGGTGTTGTTGGTGTTCTTCAAGCTGCAGGTGTTGTAGACCAAGTACCTGAAGTTGTTTGGACATTATTAGGATCTTTCGGTCTTTATTCCGTCAGAGATGCTGTTGGGAAATCAAATCCCAATGTACAGTAAATAATTTAGCTGGGTATCACAAACGATACCCAGCCGTATTAGTTTTATAATTGGTTATATTGTATACATACAATACAAATAAAATACAAAGGAGAATATAATGGCAGAAGAAAAACGCCAGTTTCCCACAGAAGTCATAGATTTGCCTTCAAAAGGACATTTCTATCCACCTGAAAATCCACTATCATCAGGTCAAGTGGAATTAAAATATATGACGGCAAGAGAAGAAGATATTTTAACATCGGCTAACTTGATTCAAAAAGGTTTAGCTATAGATAAACTATTAGAATCTTTAATTGTTAATAAAGATATTAATGTAAAAGATATTCTGATTGGTGATAAAAATTCTATTATGATAGCCTCAAGAGTTTTAGGATACGGAAAAGAATATGTAATAGAATTTGAAGGTGAGGAAGTAAGTATAGATTTAACATCTTTAAAAGATAAAGAAATAGATTTATCCAAATATGAAAAGGGAAAGAACGAATTTTCATTTACACTACCAAATTCTAAAAGAAAATTAACTTATAAAATATTAACTTGGGGTGATGACGAGTCTATTGAGAAAGAACTTGAGGCACTTGAAAAAATAGGTGCAGAAATAAAACATGAAATGACCACAAGATTAAAAAGAAGAATAACATCCGTTGATGGTAATTCAGAACAATCATTTATTAATAATTTTGTAGATAATGAATTTCTCTCAGTTGATTCTTTGGCATTCAGAACCGAAATAGAAAAATGTGTTCCTGATGTTGATATGACTTACAAGTTTTTATCCATACTTGGTGATGAAAAGGAGATAGTGGTCCCGATGACCACTCAGTTTTTTTGGCCTTCAACCAAGTAATAAACCAGATATACACGAAGAAATATTTCAATTAATTTTCCACTCAAGAGGTGGAATATCATTCCAAGATGGGTATAATATGCCTATTTATCTCCGCCGATTCTACCC